CGTCAGGTAGCGGTCTCCCGGGATAACAGTCGTCCAGGTTGTATCGTAGTCCGTTGCGCTAACCTTGGTCAGCAGCATCCCCGTAGTCCCGCCAGCTGCAACGCCCGCACCCGTGGCACCCGTAGCCCCAGTCGCCCCCGTAGCACCAGTCGTGCCCTGAATACCTTGGATACCTTGGATACCTTGGATGCCCTGCGTCCCCTGCGTCCCTTGGGGGATGCCGAAGTCGAAGACCGCCGCGAGAGCCGTGCCCACGTCCGTCACCGTAGCCGGCGAACCAGGAGCGAGCGTCGTAGTCGTCCCGACCGTGATCGTCGGCGAAGGCCCGGGCGTACCCAGTTCCATCGACAGGACAGCCGGAGCCGTCGCTAGGACAGAGACCGACAGCACCCCAGTCGTCTCAGCCACCGTGACCGAGAGCGTCCCAAGAACCTCGGAAGAGATGGTAATGGACATAGGTTAGGAGGTGACTTGGTCGATGATGTTTAGGCGCATGGTCTCCGAATAGAAGACCGTCGAGCTGTAATCAAAGCGGATGTCCCACCGAGCCCCGCCTAGGGTCCAAGCGTCGGTCGGGGAGTAGGCCGCCACAAAGGACAGGCCGTTACCCGCCATCGTGATCGTCAAGGGGTAGACCGCCCCAGAGTAGTCGATGACCGAAGAGGTCACCGTGGTCGTGAGCAAGTTAGCCGGACCGCCGGCCTCGGGGTTGTAGGTGACGGTCCCCGCGAAGGTCGTGCCGCGCTTGAAAGTGACTGAGGTCGAGCAGGTCATGGCGTCTTATTGATGCGGGAAGTGGAAGGGGGTCAGGCGTTAATCTGTTGGCTTGGGTCGCTGCCAGTCCCGTCCCACTTTTCAGAGTCAGAATAGGCACCCTCCCAGTCCTCTTGCTCCGTTGCATAAGAAGGACTCGTCCACCAGTCGGGCGGGGTAAATGGGTCGTCTCCCTCATCTACATAGGGGTAAGCACCGATATAGCAGAAGTTATGCGGGATTGTGATCGGCCCGAGGAGGTTTTGGACCACGCCCCAAGAAGACGACGCGTCTTGCCAAAAGATTGTCGCCACCTTGAGCCGTTGGCAGTTGTAGTTCTGAACCTTGTTCTCTTGCTCGATTTCAAGGTTGCCCGAGATTTCGTATGGGTCTTCTGGAATTGTAACCGTGACGGGTCTGCGTCGAAACGTGCTAACCCAAGTGTGAGCGTCGCAGCCGGACTCATCAAAGCCAGGGGTAGTCTTATCATACGCGTCGCCGTCGACCTCCATCAAGGCCGCATAGGGAACTCCGGCTAAGAGCGTTCCGCTAAAGACGTTATATTGGTTAACGATTATTGAAAAGTTATAGACCTTGTTAGTAGCTGGAGCGACTGGTGGTACCAGCGTAAAGGAGGCGCCGTCGTCCATGTAGTCCGTGAGGGCGGTGGGGGCCGCAGTCTTGGAGCCAGTTGGGTAGACTGCTAAACTGATAAGGTTGTAGTGAACTAAGCAGTTGGAAATCTGACCTTGCCGCGAAATGGTATGACCCTTGCTAAAGTAGGCTTTGTCCCCGTCCATCACGACCTTGAACTGCTCAGGGGGTACGAATGGAGCCGGGTCCGTGTAAGGCTGGTTAATGTCCAGCGTCGTGCCGTGGACTGAAGTGCTAAAGGAAAACCCTACTCCTGGTTGAATGCTCATCAGATGTTGGTGTAGACGTAGTCGTCCCAGCCGGTCTTAGAGTAGCGGATCTCGTAGTTGATTTTATACAGGGCACCGAACTGCTCGACGTTAACTTGGGATAAAAGGTTAACGTTTCCAATGTTTACGACCGTACCAATAGGAGCCCAAGAGGGTAAAAGTTCAAAGACGCCCCAAGTCGCGGTGGCGGTTGCCGTGTTAAGAAGAGCAAGCAGCGCCTGAACGTCGGCAAGTTGGGTGCTATACATTACGCCAGAGTAAGAAGTGACCGTTGCAAGGTAGTTAGTCTTACCGTAAAAACTTGGGTAGATGGGATCTACGAAACCGATAAAGCGACCACCGTCTTCGGACTCAAAACAGGCTCCATTAGAACCAGTAAAAGACAAGGTGTCTGGTCCCTTAGGTGTTGTCTTTGACTGCACGCGTGGGCCAAGGGTATCTTCGGTATATGGACCAGCGCCGGCAATCACGCCCGCAAAGAGTGGGTCCGCCGTAAAGAAGTTAGGGTGCGAGGTAAGCGGTTCGCTTGTGAGGCCGTTAGCCGAGGAGGTGTTGGGGTTAGTGCGGGCGCCGCTGTTTACCGACGGGTCGATGCCAACGTAGTCCACCGTGACCGTCGCCATGTCTAAAGCGTCCCAGCTGATACGCCACTTGTCGATTTTAAGGTAGGTATAGGCAGGGTCTGGGTGGGCCGTACCCTTGACCAGGAAGGCCGTTAACGCGGAGGTGTAGTCGGCCTTGTAGACGCTGACCGATGTGTGCAGACCGAAGCCGTCAGAGACGACCGTCCAGCCAGATTGAAGGATAGGGGTGACGAGAGTGTCGCCTGTGTTTACGATAGCCATTGGTGAAGATTAGTTGCCGCCCTTGAGCATAGATGCCCGGGATGGGATTGGGGATTTAGTAAAGTCAGTCGGGACACCGCCGCCCGGTGACTTGCTGTTTAAGGACTCAAGTAGGGCGGTCTGCTTGCGGGCCTCTTCGAGCTGCATGGTCATAGCCTCCATAACAGGGTTAGCGCCGACGCCGACAACGTTGCCAAAGCCTTCGGGGGTCTTGAAGGAGGTTGGGCCAGTTGGGCCAGCTGCGACTTCAGCCTTGGTTTTACCGTTTGGATTGACCATCCGAGAAATGACATCCTGCACGTCTTGCTGTTTAGACAAGGCTTCAGCAGAGTTTGCGTCTAAACCGACCTTGATACGGAAGCCACGGAAGCCACCGATTTCGTCTGCTACTTTGCTGCGCATACCGTCCTGCTCTAAGAACTTTTCGGCCTCTTGTTCTTTGGCCTTCTTAGCCATCTCTTGTTCCTTAGCATCGTCCTCTTTAGACCTACGGTCTTGGGCAAGTTTGACTGTAGTTTGGTCTAGGTACTTTGACTCGCCTTTGACGGCAAAGTCGTAAGCGTCCTTCGCTTCCTGTTTAGCCTTAGCGATGGCGGCGCTGATGAAGGAGATGGCTGATTGGATTAAAATCATTGGGGCGATAAACCCCAAGGCAATGTCCTTGAATGAATTGCTGAACTTCTTTCCGATGTCGTTTAACTGATTTTGAAAACCAGACGTAGCGGCCTTGGCCTTGTCCATAGCCTGGGGAACGTCCGAGGTCGTCTTAATGTTTACTTCTAGAGATTGAGCCATGTTAGTCTGTCTTCTCCTTTGCCGAAGTGGAAGCGGTCGCCGCCCTTTCGGCTTCCATGTAGGCCTCTTCCTCAGGAGTCATTATCTTGACCTCTGCCCCCTTGCGTAAGGCTAGGGCGGTATTGAGCCAGATGGCTTGACACTCCGGCATCTCCCAAGCCCGCTGTTCTGGGATGCCTGACGCGATCAGATTGGCGACGATAGCCAGGGGCCACGGTACGCCCGTCTCTCCTCCGCTCTTCTTCCCATCCTGCTCCCAGAACTTGGGCCAGTCGTGGATAAGGATGTAGCCGGCAAAGGCGTTAAGCAAAGCCTCGAACTTAGCGGGGTTGCGGTTAAGGCTTAGGATGCGTAACTTGTCTACCCAGCCAATCTGTCCAAGAGGTTCTTCGGCGCATACCTGACAGGCGAAGATAAGGTCGGCAGGGGTGATGCCGCGTTCGCCCGTGATCAGCGGAGAGTTGAAGGCCAGCAGTCGCACGCGGTACTTGAGGCACCACGGATAAAGCGAACGACCCAGCAACTTGAAGGGAGCCGGGTCGATACAGGAATTAAGATAACGGCTATCCACGCCGTGACTATGCCCCTACTTGAGGCTGGGTCAATTAAGGCGTTACGCCTTCGTAGTCCGTCGCCGTGATAGACACCGAGGTAAAGTCCTTGTTGGACCCCTTCTGCGTAATCGCGGTGATGGTGCCGACGTAGGAGGTCGAAGCCGAGCCGCTTGGGTAGGCCGTGTCGGCCTGAATAGTGAAAGAGAAGCTAGCGCCTAGGACCGGCATAGCAGAGGTCTTGCAAATGCCGTCGACGGTAATCTCGGTTTTGCGGTCGTCGTAGCGGGCCGTCTTGGTCAGGCCAGTCTCATCGGCTACAGTTCCGGACAGGTTAAAGGTGGCGTTGACCGAGTAGGACTGGACAAAAAGGTTCGTGACCGTCCCCGCGACACCAAAGAGGCAAGTAGTTCCAGTAGATACGGCAGCCATGATTACTTTTGCAAGGGTTGGAAACCTTACGGGGCTAGGACTGTGATGACCGAGAAGGCAAAGGAGGTCGCCCAGCTGCGTTCGTCAATCCCCTCGTCCTCGGAAACGATGCCCACGTCGTAGCAAGTAGCGTCCCCGCCAGAGACAAACGCGGCCTTAATGCTGGCAAGGTCACGCATATTCCCGACCAGGGCGGCACACCGGGTGCGGTGATCGGCTAGGGTCGTGTCGTCGGCGTTAGAGAACAGGGTGATGCGGACCGAACAATCGTAGTTTCCCTCGCCGTCAGGGAGGCTGGCAGGGGGTCGGGCAGAGTCGCAAAGGACGACGGCCTTGGGCAGGGTCTGGGTCGCGGCGTTGTCTCCCGTGAGGAAGGACACCGTGGTCAGCCCAGTCTGGGTCGAGAGGTAGGTCGCGAGCGTAGACTCGACGATGTGACGGATGGAGGCGGGCATGGTTATTTGCGGTTAAACTTGGCGACGTCCTTGTCGATAAGGTTGCGGACCTTGGCGGGCATTTGCTTGATGCGGTTGCCGTAGACTAGGCCGAGGACGCCTGCTTGGTCGGCGATGCCGAAGATATTGCCTGATAGGTTGCGGATAGTGACGTCGGCTAACTTGTCAGAGAATTG